ATTTGGTCATAAAAACAATAAAGGTTTATAATGGGAATAGTTAAAAATCAAAAGACGGGAGTAAAACAAGATACTCTCGTCTTTTCACAGAAAGAAATTGAATTTCTTTTATTCTTGATTCAAGAAGGAATGATACCTGGTAAGAGATTATCAGAGGCAGTCCAAGTAGTTGAAAAACTACAACGAGAGTATAGTAAAGTAATTAATCAATAACTTATTGGCCTTGGTGTGGCAATCAAGGAAGTGGGCCGAAAAGGTAACCAACCATAAGGAGATAAAATAGATGCCAAGTTGGAAAAAAGTAATCACGAGTGGTAGTAATGCCATACTCAATAATATTACCACATCTGGTAATATATCAAATGTATCAGGTGATTTTACACTTGATGTGGCGGGTGATATTATACTTGATGCCGATGGAACAGATATTATACTAAAAGATGGTGGGACTTCATTCGGTAGTTTTAAAAGAGTATCTTCTGATTTCGTCATTAAATCAGAAGCACAAGATAAAGACATAGTATTTAAAGGTAATGACGGCGGTTCAACAATAACCGCAATGACAATAGATATGTCTGAAGGTGGCAATGTCGGTATCGGCACCACAAGTCCTTCAACAATGCTTCATTTAAAATCTTCAACATCAACCAAACCAAAAATTACTATTGAAGATACTAATGCAGATGATAATATGGGTGCTCTACAATTCATCAAAGATTCAGCAAGTCCTGGTACTGGTGATAAGTTGATGCAGATATGGGCTTATGGTGATAATAATGCCGCTGAACAAATTTTATATTCTGAAATAGCAACTCTTCCAACAAGTGTAACTGATGGTTCAGAAGAAGGCTCTATGAGATTTAGAGTAATGAACGCTGGTTCTTTTGGAGAGACAATGAGAATCAGAGGTAATAAAGTCGGCATCGGGACAACAAATCCAAGTGTTGCTTTAGAAGTTAATGGTGATATAAGTGGTTCAGTTATAAGGGCAAGTGGTGATGTTATTGCATTTAATTCATCTGATGAAAGATTTAAAGATAATATACAACCAATATCAGAACCATTATGGAAATTAAATCAAATAGGTGGTTATACATTTAATTGGAATGATAAACAAGATGTTTATGAAGGACATGATGTTGGAGTTATTGCACAAGAAGTTCACAAAGTTTTACCTGAAGTAGTAGGTGAAAAGAGTGATGGTTACTTAGGTGTTAAATATGAAAAGATTGTACCACTTTTAATAGAAAGTGTCAAAGAATTAACCAAAAAAACCAAAAAATTAGAACGAGAATTAAAAAAATTAAAGCGAAAATAACCATTTTGGGATTTCAAATTAATACTTATATATAAACTTAAAAGGAGTTATAATAATGGCGAAAGAAATTAAATTTACTGAAGAAGAATTAAAATCTTTGAGAGACTTAAGAGACAATTATGCTACTACTCAACTATCTTTAGGTCAGTTAGAAGTTCAGAGAATGTTGTTAGACCAACAATCAGAACAACTTGCAAACCAAAAGTTAGAGTTAGAGGCACAATATATAGAAATTCAAAAAACAGAATCTTCCTTAGTAAATTCGTTAAATGAAAAATATGGGCCAGGTAACCTTGACCCAGAAACAGGTGTTTTTACACCAACCGAAAATAAATAAGATTACTTAATCGTAATCACAAGGGAGAAAACAAATGGCAGAAAGAATCGTTAGTCCTGGTGTATTTACACGAGAAAAAGATTTATCTTTCTTACCACAAGGGATTTCTGAAATAGGAGCAGCATTAATCGGGCCAACATCAAGAGGGCCTGCTTTTGTACCAACTACAATCAGTAATTTCCAAGAGTTTGAAGATATGTTTGGTGGACTAAACAAATCTTACTACACACCTTACGCAGTTAGAGAATATCTAAAATCTGCAGGTTCTGTTACTATTGTTCGTGTTCTTGGATTAGGTGGATATACAAATGACTATGTAGCATTGACTATTAGTGGTTCAGGAGGTAATATCTCTGGTTCCGCTACTATCAATAATTATGTTGCAGCAGTATTGAAACCATCAAGAGGTGCATCAGACCCAGACTCATTTAGTTTGAGTGGGCCTACAAGTGCATCACTTTCAGGAACATGGAGTGACGCAACACTTACATTGAGAAATACTGCAATCAGTTTCAATTTTGATACAGGTTCAGCTCAGTATATTGATAAAGTGTTCAGTACAGACCCACAGAGTTCAGGAACTGCAGTCGCAAACAAAGTTTACTTATCAAGTAACTTTAAACATTTACAATCAAGTAATGGATTCGGAGCAGCTACTTACATATCAATTGCAAGTGGAAGTGATGACTTCACACATGATTATAAAGTTGCGACATCACCTTCCATACAATCACAATTAATCAATGGTTCAAGAACAAACTTATTTAAAGTTAACACTCGTTCACATGGTTCAAATGTTAATCATCTTTACAAAATTGGTATATCCGATGTTAAAGAACCTGCAGATGTTGCAGGTAGTGACTATGGTTCATTTACCTTAAGTGTTCAAGTGAACAATCCAGGTGAAAGTGATGATGGAACAATCTTAGAAAGTTTCCAAAATCTAAATTTTGATGAGGATTCAGTAAACTACCTACCAAGAGCAATTGGTGATAGATATGTAACAATTGATACACAAGGTAAATTAACCTATAATGGTGATTATCCAAATAAATCAAAATACATATATGTTTCTGATTTCGGAAATCTTGAAGGTATCGCAAAAGGATTAGTTCCTATGGGATTTGGTAAATTAAGTGCACCAGTTCAGGCAGCAATCGCTACCACCGCATCTGGTTCAACTTCAGTACCAAATGCACAATTCAAGACATATCAGTTAAATGATAGAGGTGAGTTCAATTCAAATGTGTATGTAGGGTTTGATTTCGCTAATGAAGATAGTAAACAATATCTTGCACCATTACCTGCTGCATCTGCAGTTGGTAATAATGTAACTTGGTCGTTAGAGGACTATTATGGTCATGTAGACGCATCAACATTAGGTGGTACTTATTCAGATGGTACTGAAAAAGTAACATTAGCATTGTCACACTACAAACAAAGAAAATTCGTCCTACCAGTTCAAGGTGGATTTGATGGATTCAATCCAGCAAAAGCCAAGAATGTAGGAAATGACATTTCATCAACAAACACACAAGGATTTGATTTAAGTACAGGAACCGCGAGTGGTTCAATTGCTTATAAGAGAGCATTAAATGCAATCTCAAATCCAGATGAGTTTGATATCAACATGATAGTGACACCAGGTGTTGTTCATGAATATCATCCATCAATAACCAACAAAGCTATAGATGTTGCAGAAGCGAGAGCAGATGCATTCTATGTTATGGATGGTTCAAGATGGGGTCGTTCAGTAGATAACGCTATCCAAGATATTAAGGCATTAGATACTAACTATGCAGCAACTTATTATCCATGGGTCAAAATCCAAGATGTCAACACTAACAAACCAACATGGGTTCCACCATCAGTTGTATTACCAGCGGTAATTGCAAATACTGATAGAGTTTCTCATGAATGGTTTGCACCAGCAGGTCTAAATCGTGGTGGTTTAGGTCAGTTTGGGGTATTAGAAGCAAAAACAAGATTGACTCATTCAGAGAGGGATGACCTTTATGAAAACAGAATCAATCCAATCGCTTCATTCCCTGCACAAGGTGTAGTTGTGTTTGGACAGAAAACACTTCAAGGAAAACCAAGTGCTCTTGACAGAATCAATGTAAGAAGACTATTAATTAGACTTCGTAAGTTCATTGCTTCTTCTTCAAGATACTTAGTCTTTGAACAGAACACTGCAACTACAAGAAATCGTTTCTTGGGTATTGTGAATCCGTTCTTAGAACAAGTTCAAGCAAATAGTGGTTTAACTGCATTTAGAGTAGTAATGGATGAATCAAACAACACACCAGATGTTGTTGATAGAAATCAGTTAGTAGGTCAGATATTTATCCAACCTACAAGAACTGCTGAGTTCATTGTACTTGACTTCGTAGTACAACCAACAGGAGCAACATTTCCTGAGTAAGTTTAACTTATAAAGTGACTTATAATAAAAAACCCCAGTCTTACGATTGGGGTTTTTTGTTTCTGTTAGGTTCTTACGATTACGATATTAACACCTAACTATTTACTGAATTAAAACATTTACATCACTTCCTTTCACTTTCTTTATTTATACAGGATCGCTTGGTTCTTAATATGATTTAAAAATTCAACATCTTGTCTATCTTTATAATGATAATATATGTCCATTTGATAATGGAACAAAAATAATCTCAATCTTTTGATTTGTTTTTCAAGAATGATTAGAAAAGGAACAATTCCTTTCCCAATCACATATCTACCTAATATTCTTCTAATTATCATACTATAATATAACCATTTCTATCATTAGTGTCAAGCTTTTTTTAATAAATTCTTTGAATAATTTCTTCAACTTGTTCATCGGTAAAACCAACAACACTATAACAACCCAAGAAGTCATAAACCGTGAAGAACTCAGTATCATCTAATCTATCTTCATAACCTTTTTTATTACCACTTTCATTAAAAGCCAATGTTTCTCTTTTATTTTCATAAAGATTAACTATAGCAGTTTCTTGTTGTTGAGTAAACATCTCAATGTTTTCTTCTATTTGTTCCTTAGTGAAACCTTCAGTAAAGTTTGGTATCGTTAAATTTTCAATCATAATCATATTCCTTTCATTTCTATCTTTAATCACATATTAATATACCAATAATACACACCAATGTCAAGCTTTTTTCTTAAAAAACTTCAAAAAAACTTCTAAGATTATAATATTATAGTAATACACTTTTTTCACTTTCTTTATATTTATTAATGTAATAAGTAAAACTGGCCTAATAGGAGAAAGAAAATGGCAGAACTAATTGACCCAAATGAAATTTTTTATACCCCATTTGAACCTAAAACAAAAAATAGGTTCATCATGTATATTGATGGAATACCAGCATATCTTGTAAAGACAGCTAATAGACCAACAATAACTTTTGAAGAAATCGTATTAGAACATATCAATGTTAAAAGATATGTTAAAGGTAAAGGTGCATGGGAGACTTTAGAAATAACTCTCTATGACCCAATCGTTCCAAGTGGTGCACAAGCAGTAATGGAATGGGTAAGACTACATCATGAATCTGTAACAGGTCGTGATGGATATTCTGATTTCTACAAAAAAGATATTACCTTCAATCTATTGGGGCCAGTCGGTGACAAAGTTGAAGAATGGACATTGAAAGGTGCAATGATTCAATCTGCAAACTTTAATGATTTAGATTTCGCAAATGGAACAGATGTTGCAGATATCAGTCTTACATTAAGATACGATTACGCAATATTACAATTCTAATAACAAACGGAGACATATGAAAATGTGGGAAATATTCAAGGATGATAATGATTATAACGAGAAATCAATAATTGGTTTCGGTGCGTTTACAATAATGGTTATGTTTGCAGGTGCAGATGTTATTACTGGTATCATGGGTAAAGATTTAGTTATCAATGATGTAGTATATAATTCATTCCTATTCACTACTTTAGGTAGTTTTGGAATCGCAGGTGCAGAAAAAGTTCTTGGAAATAAAAAATAATTAAGATTTTTTAAAATTCAAAAATAGTTATAAATATATGGTTTTAAATTCAATTCTTAATCAAGGAGATTAATAACATGGCAGAAAATCAGTACGCATTTCCTACTGAAGTGCTATCTTTACCATCAAAGGGATTATTGTATCCCAAAGATAGTCCTTTAAGTAAGGGAGTGGTTGATGTAAAATACATGACAGCAAAAGAAGAAGACATTTTAACTTCACAGAATCTAATTTCACAAGGTGTTGTAATTGATAGACTATTAGATAGTGTTATCGCAACAGAGGGTGTAAAGTTAGATGATTTACTTATTGGTGATAAAAATGCAATAATGATAGGTACTCGTGTTTTAGGATATGGTAAAGATTATCCTGTAACACTTACAGACCCAGATACAGGTGAACAAGTTGAATGGGAAGTAGATTTAACAAAACTTGAAAATGTAAAGTTTGATGAATCAGTATTTACAGGTGACAATAAGTTCTCATTTGAATTACCAAATTCTAAAAGAACTCTTGAGTTTAAATTATTGACTCATGGTGATGAACTTAAAATAGATACTTTGTTAAAAGGTTATGAAAAAGTAGAAAACATAACAGGTGTAAGTAACGAATTAACCATTCGTATGAAATATCAGATACTTTCAGTAGATGGACAAACAGACCAAAAAGTTATAGATAACTTTGTAGATAATGAGTTTTTAGCATTAGATACTCGTGAATGGAGAAAATATGTTAAATCCATCCAACCTGATGTAGATGTAAGTGTTGAATATACAAGTAAAGTTGGTAATAAACACAATGTCCCACTTGCACTTGGGATTGACTTTTTTTGGCCAGCCGGCGAGTAACAGGCCGGCAATACACGAAGAAATCTTCAGCCTATCATATTACGGCCAAGGTGGTTTTACCCACCAAGAAGTCTATAGTATGCCCATTCCACTCAGAAAGTTTTATATTCAACAAATCGTTAAGTCTGTAGAGGAACAGAAAAAAGAAATAGAAAAGTCTCAAAAGAAATCAGGTGGAGTTCAGATGCCACAATTCAAAAAATAATGGTTCTTGATATTTATTACTGATTAAACAGGAGTCATAATGTCTAAAATAACAATCAAAGAAAAAAAAGTGATAAGAGAGTTTATTGGGTCGTTGTTCAAAGCGATTGGAACAAGAAGAGCCAAAAAAGATGTTATCAAAAAGATTTCAAAAGACCCAGTAATCAAACAGAGTCTAATTCAAATTAATAAAATAGACCAAAAGTTAGAGAAGTATCTTGATAAGAAAATGAAAGACCCAAATTTCGTACAAGATATGGAAGACATTGGGATTCCTACAGATTTACTAAAATAATACAAAAACAATCGGTTATACTAATTTAAATTGAGAACTAAATGGCAAATTCTGATAAAGCAAAGAAAAACTTTGACGACATAAGAGAATCTAACAAGGAGACCTTTGAGTACCTTGAAAAAATGTCCAAAGAGTTTCCTGATATAATTAATTATGCAAAGAGACTCGCTGCGTCATTTGGTGATGCCAAAAATTTTACAAAAGAACAACTTGACTTAAATAAAAAAACCAATGATATCACAAGAGAGATATTAGGTAATCGTAGAAACATACATAAAGAAAGTTTCGCAACAAAAGACTTAGATGAATTATCTGCAGAGTTTGCAGAAAAAGGATTAAAGAATAGGAAGGCAATCCTTCAAGTTTTAAAACAAGAACAACGAATCCAAAAATCAATAAATAATCAAATAAATGCAGGTGCAAACGCCGCGAAAAAAATTGGTGATAATATCACAAGTGGTATACAAAATATACCTTTCATTGGTAATTTTGCATCAACCTTTTTAGGACTTGATAATTTAGGTGAGGATATGGCAAAATCTTTACGAAATGTATTCAGTTCAAGTCAAGGTAGTAGTTTTGGTAGAGATGCTGGTGCAGAGTTTACTGGTTCATTCTTTTCCAACTTCTTTCGTGGAAGTGGTAAAGAACGAACGGCTTTTCAAGGATTGATGGCGACATTGAATCCATTTAGTGGTGCTTATACAGAAGATGAAGTTGAAGGTCGTAAAAAAGTAAGAAGTTTCTTTGGTTCAATACTTGGAGTGAGAAAAGGTGGTACTGGAATATCAAATTTATTTAGAGTATTTGGTACTGCATCTGCAGT